ATGGCGGTCACGCGGAACCACGACGGCCGATGCTAGCCTTACGTCTGGGTTTGCTTCGCCTATTGCTATTGTGGCAACTGGTGAGTCCGACATATCGGCTCCGCTATCTAGAATCAGAGCCAATGGCCAGACGGCTCAGAATGTGGCTACACAGGGCACAGGTAACTTCGGTAATTTCGCAGCCTATTTTGCCCGTCGTGGCGGTTCCACGAACACATTTACAGGAGGGCTGGGACAGATCATAATTAGAGGCACAGCTACAACTCTTACAGACATCCAAAACACAGAAGCGTTTATTGCAGCAAAGATGGGAGTAATACCATGAACATGCTGGTCACTGCACTAATGCTGGCTGGCTTGATTTCCTTAGCAGCCGCAGCCTTCAATCTCTCCATTACCCCCCGGATTAGTATGGGGTGGTTGGGAGTATCCCTTTTCGCCTTGGTCGCATTCCTGTGTCAAATGGGAATGGTAATGGTCAAGTAACCCCCCGCCCCGCAAGGAGTATTTTATGTCAACTGTTGCCGATTTCGATGTTGAAGATTTTGAATCCCGCGATAAGGGCAAAGAGAAGAACTATGTCCGGTTCTATATCAAGGCTAAGGAAGACACTGCAAAGTCTGCCGAAGAAGGCCGTCCGATCTATGTTGATAAGGAGTATATTGAGATTCGTGCTCCGGGTAATCAGACTAATATCGTAGACCGCCCGGTTTCGGACAAGGATAAGCAGGACTATAGGCGCGCATATGCGATGTTCAAATCTGGTGATGCAGAGCAGGTCATTGGAACGCCTCTTTCCGAGGTTACTTGGATCACTCGCTCGCAAGTCGAAGAACTGGCTTATTGGCGTGTTCGTACTTTGGAGCAGCTTGCCGCTGTTGGCGACGATGTTTGCTCCCGTCATCCGGGCCTTACTACACTGAAGAACAAGGCTGTTCAATTCGTGGCAAAGTCCGAAGCAAATGCCCCGTTTATCGCACTGCATGAAAAGAATAAGAAACTGGAAGAGGAAATGGCTGCAATGAAGCTGGCTATGGAAGAGCAAGCAGCCATCATTAAGGGCCTACAAGCCGCTAGGAAGTAGGGAGTCTGGTCATGGCACAGTCCGTCCTCCAATTGGTCAACAAAGCCCTGCAAGAGATTGGCTTGCCGCAGGTGCTTACTATTGTGTCTGCCCCGGACGATCAAACCGGATTCCAGACACTCGGCCTCTTGAATGCGCTGGGTAATCAGCTTATCAAGGTACATGATTGGCAGTTCCTTGAGAAGACTCAGACGTTTACGGGGAACGGTGTGCAGACTGAATTCGACCTACCTGCCGACTACAAAAGGATAGTTAACCAGACCCAATGGAGCAGTAAGAACAAGCGGCCGATGTATGGACCCATGACCCCGCAAGGATGGTCATGGGTCCAGTTCGGTATTGTGTCGGTAGGAGTGTACTATCGCTATCGCGTACTGCGTAACAAGTTCACTGTTTTCCCTACGCCCGCAGATCAGGAGCAACTTAACTTCTTCTATATCTCTAAGCATTGGGTATACGACCCGCTTACAGATACGTATAAGGATAATATCACGGCCGATACCGATGAGACTGTATTTGAAGACTATTTGATGATCGCCGGTATCAAGTTCAAGCTATGGGCCGCTAAGGGTATGGATGCGACGGAACTGAAAGATGAATTCATGTATATGCTCAACAACGAAAAGGCTCAGAATCAGGGGGCCCCTGTTATCCAGCTAGATAAGCGTTGGGACTACCTGTATATCTCCGGGCAAAATGTGCCGGATGGGAGCTGGAATGTTTAAGGCCAATGCTCAGATTCGGCAGGTATCACAGGCGCTTGCATTGCTCGCGCCAACGGGCGGCATTAATGACCTAGACCCGCTGGCAAAGATGGGTCCAGAGTTTATGATCGACGCCATGAACCTCTATCCCGACAATGGGTTAGTGGTAGTGCGCCCCGGATACCGTGAATATGCGACTGGCCTTAATGGTGCCGTTAAGACCATTTTATCTTTTGCCGCACAAGACGGTACTTTTCACAAGTTCGCGGCTGTCGATGCAGGCATCTATAATATCTCCGCTGCGATACAGAATCCAGTCATCGTAACTCCCTCCACCTTTGGAGAATGGGAGTTTACTAATTTTGCCACTTCCGCAGGTCAGTTTCTTATTGCCACAAATGGCGTAGACCCTGCCAAGCTATACAACGGTACGACGTGGATCGACTTTACAGAGGTTGCCACCCCTGCCGGTCCAGGTCAGATCAAGGGTGTGAATCCAGCCACGTTTGACTATGTAATCTCGCATAAGGCTCGCCTATGGTTCATCCAAAAGAACACAATGACGGCGTGGTATCTCCCCGTTGACTCTGTGGGCGGTGAAGCGAAGCCATTTTATGTGGGAGGTATCTTCAATCGTGGTGGCTACCTGCGAATGATGGCACGGTGGTCTTCTGATACAGGAGAAGGGCTAGATGATCGCCTTATTTTCTTCACGTCAACCGGGGAGATTGCTTCGTATGCTGGTAATGACCCTGCGAACGCAGCAGACTGGACACTGGATTCTATCTTCTTCGTGGCATCGCCTCTTAGCAAAAGGTCGGTGGCTTCCTATGGCGGTGACATTATGCTTCTATGCCGTCGTGGGCTGGTTCCTCTTTCATCCCTCATAACCGGGCAGGCAACCGAAGTAGTGTATTCGGGGGGTCTAACCAAGCGGATTTCAAGGACGCTTTTGCGTCTATCTTCGCTAGGCGCACCCCCCTTCCCGCCAGAAGTGCGGTTGCATGAGGACGCTGCTTGGGTGGTCATAAACATCTTCGATCCTGCGGTGGCAGGTGGGCGTTTTGATGGTACGAATGCACCCATCCAACTGGTAATGAACGTGCTTACCGGAGCATGGGGCAAGTTTAACTATCCTGTTCGCACCGTGCGCAGCATTGATTCTACTTTGTATATGGGCACGGATGACGGCCGCGTGTTGGCTGTTACTCCTGATGCGTATGTTGATAATCGCTTGTTCAATGGCACTGGTGGCGCTCCTATCGAAGCCTATGGTATGGGTGCCTATACGTATCTTGAGCAGCCGACTACCAATAAACATGCCAAGCTGATTCGCCCCGTGTTTCAAGCAGAAGTGGTGCCCTCCTTTGTCATGCGTATACTGCCAGACTTCCGGCTAGATCGACTGACCCAAACCCCTCTGCCCTCGTTCTCGATTGGTAATGCTAGGTGGGACGTAAGTTTTTGGGACCAAGCAAATTGGGCGGGAACTGAAAACGTTTACAGGCCATGGCGTTCCGCTAACGTACTAGGCTACGCATTTGCCTGGCAGATGCGCATATCAACGTCATCCGCACTTGGCCTATCGGACCTTGAGTGGGTATGGGAGAATGGTGGACTCGTATGAGATGGATTAATTCTGATCCGGCATTTGTGCCTTATTTGGCCGGAGTATTGGAAGTATCGCCTACTCCAAACTCCGTGTGCGTCTGCGAGTTTGATGACGCTGTTCCTATTAGTGGGGTGCTTTTCGATGGCTATAATGGCAAATCTATTCATGCTCATATCTGGATTGCGCCGGGTCGCAAGCCCTCCCGCCTTTGGTGGTACGCGATCTATGATTATATGTTCCGCCAATGCAAAGTGGCAAATGTAATTGGCACAGTTCCTAGCTCCAATAAGGCCGCCCGACGACTGGATGAACATTTGGGCTTTAAGCTGAACAGTATCATCCCGAATTATTATCCTAACGGCGATGATATGTTGTTGTATATCTGTACCGCCGAGACTGCCATCGACTGGCAGCGGTTCCGTCCCGCCAATTTCTACGTAGAACAGGAGCAGGAAAATGGGAGGCAAGAAGAAGAAAGCGCCTGCGGCTCCTGACTATTCCAAGCTGGCACAGGAACAGGCTGCGCTGCAAAACGAAATGCTGAGACAGCAGACCGAGGCTAATCGCCCCGATCAAGTCACTGCCTATGGCTCACTTAAATGGACTCAAGACCCGGCAACGGGAAGATGGACCCAAACAGAGGAACTATCGCCTGAGGCAGCACAGGCCCTAAAAGAATCACAGGGCCTACAGTCGCAGCAGATCGGTCAAATCAGCGAATTGATGAAGCAAGGCGGGTTCCAAGGTGGACCTGCTATGCCTACGTATGACCAAGCGGCAGGCGAGCAGTATGCCCAACGGTTTACAGAGCAATTGCTAGGCCGTGTGCGGCCCCAACAGCAGCAGCAACAGGAGCAGATGCAGACTCAGCTTCGGTTACAGGGTTTGCAGCCCGGCACGGAAGCCTATGATCGTGCCTATAGGAACCTGCTTACTTCGCATGGTGATGTGCAAACGGATGCGCAGCTACGTGGCCTGTTGGCAGGTGGGCAGGAAGCCCGTGATATTTATAAGACTCAGCTAGGCGGCCAGCAACAGGGTTATAGCCAAGCAATGGAGCAATATCTATTGCCATGGGAGACAGCCCGAATGACGCAGGGGCTAGCTAGCGGTATTCAGAGGCCTGAGTTCCAAGGATTTAGCCAAGCCCAACAGGGTGAAGCCCCCCAGATGATGGATGCCGCGCAACAGCAGTACGCACAACAAATGCAGGCATACAATGAAGAGCAGAAAGCGAAGAGTGCAAAACAGGGTCAAATTGGTAGCCTTGTCGGTGGTGTGGCTGGCTCTTTCTTTGGGCCAATCGGCACTTCGTTGGGTTCGTCAATTGGTGGGCAGCTAACTGGTGGCGGGGGCGGCAAGGGTGGTAGCACTGCCGATGCGGGCGGTGGCTTCGGGGGTAGCGGCAAGCCCTTTGGATTCTCCGATGCCAGTTTGAAGGAAGATATTGAAGTCCTTAGTGATGAGGCTTGCTACAATGCTATGCTTAGGCTGTTCCCGCATACGTTCGCATGGCCGAATGGCAAGCGTGATACCGGCCTGATTGCGCAGCAGGTAGCGGAGCATTTGCCCGACCTTATCCAACGCGCGGAACAGGGTTTGTTGATGGTTAACTATGCGAAGTTCGCCACGTTGCTGCTAGGTGCCTTCCGGTATCTGGCTAAGAGGGAGGCATAAAATGGCTACTCCCTATGACCGTATTACCATGGAAAGCATCATGCAAATGCTTCCGCAAATCCAAAAGAGGAAGCGGCGCGTGGGGCAATTGCGGGGTATTGGCGAAGAATTTGGCCGCTATGAGGAATCTAGGCGCGGCGCAGATGAAATGTTGCCTACACAAAGGGGCGGCCTTTATGAAACCGTGGCACAATACCGGCCGCAAGGTGCCCTAGGCTCGTTCCTAGGTGCCGCTGGCCGTACTGGTTTCGGCAGTGCTGGTGATGTTAAAGAATCAGAGCTAGATACTCTGCGTCAACAGCAGTCCATTGGTGCTTTGCAGCAGATCGGTGAAATCCGTAATCGTTTGCCCGGTGAAGAGGCTCCTGAGGGAGAGCTACCAGAGACTACTTTGCGTGGCTATCTAGGCATGATTGGCGGTCCAGATATCTCTAAGACTCTTACTGATGCTGCGCGCGTACAGTCTAAGTTTGAGGGCGAAAACGGTAATATCTGGATGCTTATGTCTGATGGTTCAACTAAGGATACTGGAATTAGGTTCAATACAGTAGTCGAATCGGTGCAAGATACCGACCCGACTAGCCCGACATATGGCAAGCGTATTATGCTTCCGAAACGGACAAGTGGATATCAGCAAGCAAGTGCCACAGGCTCCCCACCCACAACGCCACCAGTTCCCCCTCTCCCGCCTAAGCCTACTATGACGGTTGAAGGGCTCTCTCCGGAACAGAATGTGGCTGTTAGTGATCTACTAAAAGGAGTTCCACCAGAAATGCAAGATCAGCTATCGGCTGTGATAGCTCACTATGCAGGCCAAGGGAAGATGACTCCGGCGCAGGCCGCCGGTGAGCCAGACGTGGCACCGGAGGGCGTTGGCACGCCACCGGCTACGTTCCCCGGTGCGGCTGATATAATTGCACAGTCTCCTGCCCCGGTTCAACCTCCGGTTCAACGTCCTATGGTTGGCCCAATTGACACTGGATTTAAGACTCTTACTCCGGCTCAGGAAGCAGGTGAAAAGGTACGTCAAGAGGCATTGGCGGCGTCTGAAATGTCGGGCATTACGGCTGCTACGGCTGCTAGGGAAGCGGGTGCGAAAGAAGCTGCAACGGGTGACGTACAATTCCAGCAAGCGGCAATTGCAGAATTGCCGAAGATGGAAATTGCACTAAATCAGATCAGAAGGCATATCCCTGAACTGATCCAGCATCCAGCCCTTGATGGTATTGTCGGTAATCAGGTATGGGGTAGACTAGGAAATGTACCTCTTAATAGGATTATCGAGGATATGGGCCTAGCTGGTACGCCAGAAGCGGACGTTATCGCGCGACTTGAGCAGCTTAAAGGTGAAGTATTCTTGCCAGCCTTCCAGTATATCAAGGGGGGTGGTCAAGTCACTAACCTAGAAGGTGATAAAGCGCAGGCAGCCATGGGCCGCATGAATCGGGCACAGTCAACGGATGATTTTGTCGCGGCTATGAAGGATTTTTATGATGCCTATGAAGATGCCTACACAAAGCGACAGGAAGTGGCTATGGGTCGCTATAAACTAAGTGAATTCCAGCCGGGTGGCAGCAAGTATACCCCGCCTGCCTATACCCCGCCTGCCGGGTACTCCGTGGAGCCTTAAAATGGCTAATGTACGCACCCCAGATGGCCGCTTGCTCCCGATTCCGGAAGGCCAGACAGCGCAACAGGTAATTGAGGCCGATCAGCAAAGCGGTGAAGCCCCGGCTCCTGCGGGCGGTCGCTTGGATGCGTCCGTATTCCAAAGGACACCGGCTCCGGCTCCCTCTACAGACCCAACGGCGGCCCTTACC